GTGACATCACGGTATACCTGCGCGACGGTAGTTTCAGCTCGATTCGCGAATTGGAAAGCTCAATCACCACATTTCTGGCACTGCGAAATGCCCAGCCGACTCGCTACGTTTGGAACGCTAAGGGAGAAGATATTTTGAACAAAATACAGCGAGCTCGCGCGGCAATGACCACGCAGGCATGAGAGAAGTTAATTTTGAGACGGTACACTAGACCTCAGGCGTGAATATCTCTCATTCGCACAGGTTAGATATTCCAATTTTGCACGTAAAAAGGGGTGACTTTTCTGCTTAAATGAGAATTCTTAGTGAGTTATTTCAATATTTTTAAAATATTGGAAATTTCTCTTTCCTGAGCAAGTGCGTTTTGTTTAGTACCCTACATCCACCCTGCCCTGTCACCATTTGTCACCACCCCAGCTAACAAACACCCCAGAGTAGTACACCCTCAAAAGAAACATACTCAGAGAAAAACCGATTCCAAAATATATTGCTATCCAATCATAAACTTTGCAGGAATAGATCGCACCTTAATCAGTAGCAGCCTAAATACATCCATCACTTACCCAAGGTTTTGCAAGAACCTAAGAGAATATTTCATAGTCGTTTAACACTGTGCGACAGCACAGAGGGATACTACTCCTAAAAACCAACATACAAACAAATACCAATAGAGCTTGCCGCTCTTAGCTTTGACTGTGCTAAAAGCTACACCGTTAGGTGAACGGGTAATCATTTTGAAGTAGTGGCGCGTTACTGTACGACAGTACAGAGGGTTATCCCTTCTTTTTCTGGGGAATTGATATTCATCAATTTATTTTCCCCAGTAACATATCAAGTGGAAGCAGTTCTGAACGACGTTCAGAGAGGTTAACCCTTTGACCTGACGGTCAGAGAGAATATTTTGATGTGAGAAGATATAAACGACTTGACATGATTAAGATTTCATGATCTTGATTTATTCGCTCTTCTATATATCCTGCGTTAATTCAAGCAGCGTTCCATTCATACCAATTCAAGTCGGTCAGCATGTCGGAATCAAGGGTGTAATCCCACTCATCACCATTCTGCTGATAGCGATCCCACTGAGCCTGTAGACGCTTACCCAGGGCTGGGTTACGTGCTAGGTGACGACCAATACCACCAAGCGCTACACGCGCAGCAGCGGCAAGATACTCCGCCGTACGCTTGCAAATTGGTTCGCCATGATTGTTGATAAACCTTGCTCGAAGATCAGCCGTGGAGATTAGGGCAAGGCAGATCGCCTTGCGTACATGGCGTGGACGCACGTTCAGCCTCCCATTGCTGTCACCTACGGCAATGTACAGACCCGCCATAACCGCATCATCAATAAATGCCATGTCGTTGGTGATCGCCATGCGGATCATGTTGGCATTGGGGTTGGACGTTATTGTAAGCGGACGGCCACGCCTAGGCTTGGGCGATACGTCGAGATCATCTTGATTGGCAGCGAGAGTGCCGGGGGTGAGATGTAAAACGAAGGGAATAGCTTTTTGCATCGAGGGTGCCTCCTATGGTCAGTTCAATATGTGGTTCACTTCCTTCGGCATCACAGCCGGATTCTGTTGGTCGCCATTATTGGCGAGGGCCCATCATACTCGCATATTGCTATCAAGTCAATCGAAATACATTGACAAATGGCATATCTTTAATATAAAGCCCCACTCGCTAGCTGGACAATCAAAAGGCCACTACCATGACGCCTATCCAATGGAAAGAGGTCATGGAACGATGGCAAGCACAGCTTCTCATCAACCAACCAGTGGCTAAGCTCACGCATGTTCATCTTCAGAAGACGCGATGCAGCTTGAATACCCAACGCACCATCAGCTTCTACGAACTGATCGACAAACTCAACCTTTGGAGCGGCAATTGCCAAGAGTTCTTTCTTCTGCTCAACCTCGACAGCCAGTGCAACACTGCGTTCGTACTCCAATGCCCAAGCTCGTGCTGCTTCTGCTGGATTGCTGAAGTTTGGCAGCTTAGGAGCTTGTGAGGCCACTTGCTGTTCCAGTTCAGTCATACGGTCATACACAGCAGCGGAGATTGCTGGAGAGTATGACATTGCCATGAGGGTGGCTTCACGCTTGGGGAAGACGTACATTGGCATTTCTTTGTTTTGCTGGCTCTGGTAGGTGCCGCAAAAATTTGAGGCTCCAGTTTCGCCCAACACTGACACCACTTTTACCATGAAATGGTCATGTCGAAGCTCTGTATATTTCTTGGCCTGACCATTAGCGAAAAGGGAAGCACGATCCTTGTTGGAAGAAGGTCCACAATGTTGACACCGTTTGGCTGAAAGAAACAAACGATACAAGCAATCCAGATGCGCACGCACTGATCGATATCGATCGCAAGCATATTGCTGACATCTTGATTAACGCGCACAAAAATCTTAAACTCGAAAAAATCTTTTATGTTGCTCAAATAGGCAATGCCACTCCTATTAATCGCGTGGTTGAAAAGCGCGGTATTGTGACCAACTCCTTCAATGAAAGCCTGTTCTGATTCAGCTCATGCCATAGAAACCCGATGACAAAATTCATCGGGTTTTATATTGCTGGCAAACCAGAAACACCATTACCAGCAGTACCAGTGTCTCTAACAACAGCGACACATTATGCCAAGTCCCGAAACACTCTGTAGGCTTACAAAGTGATCTTAACAGCCACCTTGACGTCAAGGCTTGGGACTCCGCCACCTACCGAACTGTACGATGCAACATGAACTGTTGCGCTTGTCGAGGTTACATCGCGGAAACTGACATCGTATATAAGCCCAGCAGCTCCATTCATAACAGTGCCAGTAAGCACGAACGCTTCAGGTAGCGAATACTTGGTTAGGTTAATGACCGTATCACCATAAGTTGGTGGCAGGCTTCCTGTGTCTGCTGGAGCTTTAACGCTTGCAAGAAAGGCAGGAATGACAGTGGCGTCAGAGCCAGATACTACTAAGTTATTGAAATAGCCCATCTGTGCAGCTTGATCAATGCCAAAGCGGGTCAGAGCGTCGTAGAGGATGTTAGAGGTTACATTGTTTGGAGCTTGAAAAGTCATTTTTGAATTCCTTATTGGGATAGAGACTGGCTAAAGATTTAGCCGACTATGGCCATGTGACCAATTAATTAAATGTATCTTTATACTGTTGGAAAACCAGAAACACCATTACCAGCAGTAACGCCGACATGCTTGTGAGTATCAAACGGAACACCGTTGAATTTCCACAGACCTGTAATCGTGGTGTTGCCTGTCCACGTTGTTGTAGGTACATTGACATTCAAGGTTTGAGCTTTCAGCGTGAGCGAGTTGGACGCATTGAGTTCAATATCTTTGCTGTTCACCTTCACTGTGAAACTACTATTGATTTCTGCATTACCATCAGCCTTTAGTGTCAGATTCACTTCTGCCCCCGATCCTGTATTGTGAATCACCGTGAGGTCGTTGAGATCACGGGCAAACTTCAGATTCTGATGCTGATTAGCTGCTTGAGGAAAAGGAGCTAAACCGGGAATGAATACGCTATCCATTACGTCTTTCATACGGTCATCACGAACCTTGATTGCAGCATTATTATTAGCCATCTTGAAATGATCAATATTGTTATCAGCAACAATACAAAGCCCAGTATCACCCACCTTGATTGGCATGTAGACAATACTGTTTGCTGTACGCGGCATCATTACGGGCACACTGAGAATCGTGGCCTCATCCATGTTATCACCGTCGTTTGTATATCGGGGGTTGAGAATCTGGATGGTTACGGAGCCAGTAGATAGACTGTTAACACCAACCACCTTTGCTGGGAATGCAGTTCTTTGGTTTTCATTCATGTTATCTAATCTGATGGCTATATAGTTTTCCCACTCTTGTGCGTTCATGCTTTATCCTTTCTAATTTTTTTTATTAATTTGCTATACGTTGTGTGTGTTCATCCAGCGAGCTTGGAGACAACACCCTAATACTCTCAACAGCATCGAACGTATGATGTGGCTGCTCTTGCATGTAAGAAGTGTTGTTAAGTTGCTGCGAAAGCTCCTGAGAGGCTATTACAGCTTGATTAACACCCAAGTCTGTTGCCGCTGACCGAAAGGACAGTCCACAGGTGCAAGGACCCTACCCGCATCAACTCACTGTAAGAGAAATCAAGGAAGGCAAGACGCTTGCTGATCGCGAAGACGTGATAGAGCCCTTCGTTCCTATGCCTCTTTCTACCGCCATTCAATACAAGGCCACACCCAAGCATGAAAGCTCTGTTGATGTTGATAGCGTACTGGCTCAGTTCCTACGCTATGTCACTCTTGAAGGCGAAGAGCTAAACCTCGACACAATCACCTTCACTGACCTTTCTGACTTGCTGGCTCATGTATTGGTTTTCAACTTCCTGCATATTTGGGATAAGCAGCGATTCTCTCTACCTGAGAATTACAGCACAGGCCACGACTCTCCAGCGTCTGTACAACGTGCAAGAGCCCAATACAGCCAGCCAAATGTTATATACACAATCCTGCAATCAAAACTTAACCTTGCTTCCTACGCTGATCTTGCAACCTCACTGAGCACAGAGGACGCTTTTGAAATGAACGAAGCTGCGCTACTTGCTTATTATGAAGAGGCAGAGGCCCAGAAAGAAGCTGAAAGGCAGGCTAAGAGCAACAGACAATAATAGAGGAATATAATGGCCTATCGCAAAACAAGCTTTGAAAAACACGTCGATGCCCTACGCTCTAAAGGGCGTCACTCTGCAATCTACTCTTTGACAGGGCGTACAGACTTCAAGCGTCTAAGCCGTCATTTCAACATGATGACTAAACGTCGCCATCCTGACGCCACTTATCATTTCTTCTGGTTCCGTACTGGTGACAGTGTGACCGTGTGCTACACAGGAAATTTATTCTTGCTGGACGCTGTCGATGACTTCATGGCTAAGGCTGTAGACATTGGAATCACTGGCACTGCTAACGAAGTGGTTTCAGGTAGAGATAAAGAGATATTCACGGGCGTTCTAAAACAACGCCTTTCTAAATTCACCCCACAACCCCTACAGCGTTCTTTCGGAGGCAGCCATTTAGGCAGGTAAGAGGTAATGTTCACAGGAAATCTAATGGCTAATCAGCTTAAACACTGGCTACAACTGACAATGAAACTCTGGCAAGCAATTCTGTTTGCTATTTTGCTGATGGCCTTTACTGGCACGGCTACATACATCGTTCTGACCAACACTGAGAAATATCAGTACAACAATATTGAGCGGCAAAGGGCACTGGTTGAAAAACGAGTGTTACCTATTGAGGAATCTGTCCGAGACTTGAAATACAGAATGTCGGATTCAGAAATCAAGATCAATTCACAGATTCAGGATTCGAGGTATATCCTTAAAAAACTTGAAGAGCAAATGTATGAGGCAGCGCCCTCAGTCTATAGAGAGCTTGCAAAAAAAGAGCTTAATGGCGTACGACAAGAGGCCAACCCAACTATTACTATCAACCCAGTCATCAACGCTGGCAAATGAGGATGAATAATAAGGACCATATAGATGATTACAACAAAACTTAATACAAGGGGCTTGGACAACTTAGCTAAGCGAGTGATTGCTCTCGCCCGTCTCAAGGTCAAGACTGGATTCTTTGAAGATACATATGAGGACGGTGTGCCAGTTGCTCAAGTGGCAGCTTGGAACGAGTATGGAACACGCTTCCATCCTCAACGCCCCTTCATGCAAGAGAGTTTGGAACAAGCCAAGCAAAAGATTATCCAAACTCTCAAGCTTGCTTTCAAATCTGCTATCAAAGGTGATAGGGCTTCTCGCCGCATCATGAAGACATTAGGTGCATTGGTCGTCAAAGAGATGAAAGCAACTATTTCCAGCTATCCCGGTGGTAACAGTCCATCGACGATTGCACGCAAAGGATTTGACCGTCCTTTGTTTGAAACTGGCAAGATGATTGAGAGCGTCAAGTTCAAGATTGGCAATGGTGCTGGCTTTGAATAACACCTGACATTTATAAAGCAATCACTCTGCAAAGCCTTCACAACGCCTTAAAGAAACTTCCACCACATACCTAACCACATACCTAACGAGCTTACAAAACCTCTCATACAGGTTTGTAACTCTCTGCACACCCAACAATAAGGAACGATATATGGATGCTTCATTTTCTGGATTCGTCATTGTAACCAACGCCTCTGACGTACTCTATTTCGACGCTATTACCCGCATCACAGAGACTTACACCTCTGCCATCTCCAAGCACCCGTTATCCAACGGGAGTTTGATTACAGACCACACAACCCGAGAAAACCCACGATACTCTATCAGCGGAGTACTTTCTGACGCTGACTTCAATATCGATAGACCTTCCACTTTGGGTGCAATCCCTGCATTTTCTTTCGATACTGGCGACCACGTATCTACTGATGCAAATGGTCTGTACAAGCCACGTGATAAGCAATACAAGAACAATACACAGGTCGTGACACCTGTTCAGATCACTAGCACAAGTAGCATCAACAAACTTTTGCCTGAGGTGATTGCACAGTTCACTAAAGACTCTATTCCAACAGTCGTTGTCACTCCACAGGCTAAAGCTAAAACAGCTAGAGCAGTAAAGCGTCAGCTAATCAGCATGTGGCAAAACGCCGAGCAGTTCCAAGTAGTTGAGCTGCTAGGGGGGGTTGACTATAGGTACTTATGGTCCTTGTGTCTTCACTAACGTAGGATTTGAAGAAAATGCAGAGACTGGTGAAGGTATTTTCCCAGAGCTGACATTTGAACAGGTTGCCTTTGCAAGACTCAAAAGCATTCAAGTTAGGATCAAGGATAAAGGGCGCCAGAACGGCAAGAGCAAGACTAAATCTGGTAAAGATGATGTGGCTAACAATCCATCGACTTATAGCGGAAAGAGTAAACTGGACTACGAAAAAAACGCTGTGCCTCCAAGCAACTGATTATCGCCCGCCATATTAACGTGTATGTGCGGGCTTTTCTTTATCTGGGCTTTGCATAAGCTCTTCTGGGGCGCTTTGACAGGCCATCCCTAAGCAAGGTATAGATTACTACTCTGCGACACCCCTGAGAGCCTCTCAGGAGCTTTGATACTACAGCAATGAGTTTTCCTTGTCTGCTTCATCACACATTTGAAAACGGCCTACCTACTAGACAGCTTACACATCAGTCTGCCACCATCGCCGCTTCTACTTATTTCAGGGATTGAATCATGGCAGCAGGCCTATCACTTCGCCTGCTGACCCTGTAGCAGTCCGCAGTCCGCAGTCCGCAGTCAATAATAGCAAACTGATTTTTTCTATAGGGAAATGGTATGGCACTCATCGCGTGTTACGAATGCTCAAAGGAAATCAGTGATACCGCCCAGTCGTGTCCGGGTTGCGGCGCTCCTGTAAAGTCGAGTAACCAACCAGCAAGCCCACGGCCCTACCAACCGACACATCGCATGGTTAGCCTTCCGCTCTTTCTCGGGAACGTTGTACTCGCCCCAATCTTCGTATGGTTTCTGCTCCGTAAAGGCTACTCGACTCAGTCTAGGGTGATTGGGTGTCAACGCCAACTAAAAAGTGACCCCCTTCCGTGCTAAATCGCCAACTTAGTTTTGACCCCCCTCGGGTTCATATTTTCGAGCCGGTTCGGCCCGAGAAGATTTGGTTCCTGCTTTGCGCTTGTCCTTGAGTCGATAGCTTTCACCTGTCATCTGCACGATATGGGCATGATGTAACAGCCTGTCCAGCATGGCCGCTGTCAGTGTT